TATTTATAAAAAATAATGACGACACTATATTTATAGTTATGGCAGATGGAACAACATATGGGTTAACTTTTCCTTTCAGAGATTCTTATGATGGAAAATATTTAGATTTATCGGATTATAGTGACCAAGAAATTAGGTCTAATTTAATACACCTTTTATTATCAAAAAAAGGTAGTAGATATTATTTACCTGATTTTGGGACAAGATTATATGAATTTATCTTTGAACCGTTAGACGGTCCTACTTTTTCAGAAATAGAAACGGAAATAAGAGAGGCTGCCGGAATATATCTACCGGGTATAAGAATTACTAATATTTCTATTGGAGCGGCTTCAGATACTGACGAAGATAAAGGTAGTTATATAAACGATAATGATGAAAGAGTATTTCGTGTACCTAACATCTCAAATAATGAACATACTGCAAAAGTTAAAATTGATTATATCATTAATAATGATGTGTTTAATAGTAGCGATTTTGTAATTATTAATATATAAAATTATGGCAAACAAAAAAATTTCCTATACTACAAGAGATTTCCAATCAATTAGAACAGAGTTAATTAACTTTACTAAAACCTATTATCCGGACACTATTCAAAACTTTAACGATGCGTCTGTTTTTTCGGTATTATTGGATTTAAATGCTGCGGTAACCGACAACTTACAGTTTAATATTGATAGAAGTATTCAAGAGACTGTTCTTCAATATGCACAACAAAGGTCATCCATATTTAATATTGCAAAAACCTATGGATTGAAAGTTCCGGGTATGAGACCATCAGTTGCTTTAGTTGATTTCTCAATTACAGTTCCTGCTTTTGGAGATAAAGAAGATTTGAGATATTGTGGTATATTACGTAGAGGTTCTCAAGTAAATGGTGCGGGACAAGTATTTGAAACGGTTTACGATATTGATTTTGCGTCGCCAATAAATGGTGAGGGATTTCCTAATAGGTTAAAAATACCTAATTTTGATTCTAATAATAAATTATTAAATTATACAATCACTAAACGAGAAACTGTGGTTAATGGTACCACAAAAGTATTTAAAAAAGTTATAACGCCAAATGATGTTAGACCTTTTTATGAATTATTTTTACCGGATAAAAATGTGTTGGGGGTGACTAGTGTATTGTTAAAAGATAGTACACAATACACAAATATCCCATCAGTACAAGAGTTTTTAGGTTTAGATAATAGATGGTATGAAGTGGATTCTTTAGCGGAAGATAGAGTATTTGTTGAAGACCCAACAAAAGTATCGGACGCACCGGGTATTAAAGTTGGAAAATATTTACAGACTAGTAGTAAATTTATTACAGAATTTACACCTGAAGGATTTTTAAAAATGACTTTTGGTGGTGGTTCACAATCGGCAGATGAACAATTAAGAGAATTTGCAAGGGATGGTTATCAATTAAATTTATATAAGTATTCTAATAATTTAGCGTTAGGTAGTTCTTTAAAGGCAAACACAACTTTATTTGTTCAATACAGAGTTGGTGGAGGTGTTGGTAGTAATATTGGTGTGAATGCTATTACACAAATAGGCACCGTATCATTTTTTGTTAATGGTCCATCAGATAGTGTTAACACAACTGTGGTTAATTCGTTAAGATGTACTAATGTAACCGCAGCGATTGGTGGGGCGAGTTTCCCAACAACAGAGGAAGTTAGAAATTTAGTTGCGTATAATTTTTCATCACAAAAAAGAGCGGTTACTGTTAATGATTATGAGTCGTTAATTAGAACAATGCCATCACAATTTGGGGCACCTGCAAAAGTTTCAATAACTGAAAATAATAATAAGATAATAGTTCAAATGTTATCTTATGATGAAACCGGTAGATTAACCGAAGTTATTTCAAACACACTAAAAAATAATGTTGCAAATTATTTGTCAAATTATCGAATGATTAATGATTATGTGTCAATTCAAAGTGCGAATGTTATTGATTTAAGTTTTAATATTGATGTTGTTTTAGATAATACACAAAATCAAGGAACCGTTATTTCTCAAATAATTACAATAGTTTCTGAGTATTTTGACCCTCTTAACAGACAAATGGGTGAGAATGTTAATATATCTGAATTAAGAAGATTAATACAAAGTGAAAATGGCGTAATTTCATTGTCGGATATTCAAGTATTTAATCAAGTTGGTGGACAATATTCATCATCTCAAACATCTCAAAGATATATTGATAGTACAACAAAACAAATTGAATTAATTGATGATACAATTTTTGCTCAACCAAATCAAACTTATCAAATAAAATATCCTAATAAAGATATTAATATTAGAGTTAAAAATTTAAAAACTGTTAACTTTTCATAATAATTTATTTTTTAAAATAATGAATTATCTTTTAAAAATAGTGTATAAACTATTTATTTAAAAAGATAAAAAATGTCAAAGTCATATAGAATAAGAACGAAGGTCGGTGTCGATACTTCTTTGAAGGTATTAATTGAACAAGAATTCGAGCATTTAGAAATTCTATCCTTAAAAATATTACAAAGTGATATCTATACAAGACAATGTTCTGATTATGGAGTTATTGTTGGACGTGTTAGTGTCAATAATGGTTTTGGTATTCCAAATGCTAAAGTTTCTATCTTTATTCCTATAGATAGTGTAGACCAAAACAATCCTATTATATCCGAATTATATCCATATAAATCATTATTAGATAATAATGATGAGGGGTATAGATATAATCTACTACCTTATGTTAAATCATATAGTGCTCACGTTCCGACCGGAACTTTTTTCACAAGAAATGATGTTTTAACGGACCCAACATTAATTGAGGTTTACGACAAATATTACAAATATAACGCAATCACTAATGAAAGTGGTGACTATATGATATTTGGTGTTCCTGTGGGGTCTCATACTATTGTTATGGACGTTGATTTATCTGATATTGGGGAGTTTTCTTTATCACCTCAAGATTTAATTAGAATGGGTCTTGCAACTGAGGCTCAAGTTTCTGGAACTAATTTTAGGTCATCAAATAATTTACGTGAATTACCTCAAATTATTAATCTTAGTAAATCTATTGAGGTAGACCCGTTATGGGGTCAACCTGAAATTTGTAATTTAGGTATTACAAGAACTGATTTTGATTTAACTAGTGAAGCTAATGTGGATATTAGACCAACATCTATTTTTATGGGGTCAATAATTTCAACAACAAATAGTAATGCGTTATCAACAGGATGTAGACCACCAAGTAATTCAGGCCATTTATGTGATTTAACCGTAGGTCCTGGAGATATATTAGCGATTAGACAAACAATCTTACAAGATTCAAATGGACGACCAATTTTAGAAAATTTTAGTTTAGAAGGTGGTGGTAAAGTTATAGATGAAAACGGTACTTGGTTAATTGATGTACCAATGAATTTAGATTATTATACCACTAATGAATTTGGTGAACAAGTATTATCTAATGACCCGGAAGTTGGTATACCAACTAAAGCCAAATATAGATTTAAAATTAAGTGGTCTCAGTCACCATCATTAAGTGAGCCTACAAGACGAGGGTATTTTTTAGTACCAAATATTAAAGAATACAAAGGTAGTAATGTACAACAATCTTACGCGTTTAGTGTTGATTGGAATGATTATGCTCGTACAGGTACAACATCAGATAATATTTTAGCTCAAAAAATAGTACAAGAGGCTATTAATTGTGATGATAAATTTTATTTAATGCAATATAATAAAGTTTATACGGTTTCTCAATTTATTTCAGGTAGAAGAGAAGGTAGTGGTATAGAAAGATATATTGGTATTAAAAATATATTAGACAATAATTGTGCGAGTGTTAATAATAGATTCCCAACAAATGATGGGAACTTTAGATTTGATATTTTATATATCATTTTTATGTTTTTTAGTATAATTTTAACTCCGGTATTTTTTGCGTTAATACTATTACTACACATATTATATTTTGTTGTTTGGATTTTAAGGACAATATTATTACCTTTATTAGTTGCATATTATGGTATAATTGGTCTTTTAACGTGTGCGGGGGCGACAGGTATTGGGCTTGGTGTGACATTTAGTATTGGAACATTTTTAGCGGGATTGGCGTATCTTGCTTTGGCAGGACTTCTTTTTCTTATTGTTAAACAGTTATTTAAAATTGATTTATCGGGTGTTAAAGTACCTATTTTAACTTATCCTGATTGTGAACTATGTCCTTGTAGTCCGGATTCAAACACAAGTGAGGATATTGGTGAAGCCACAGGTGCTCCATCAGCAAATGCTGGAAATAAAGTTGATAGTTGTGTGTCTATTGTGTCTAATACTGATATTACCTCAATAGATTTATCTCCTGGTATGTTATCATTATTTAGTCCGGCATCGTTTAATATTCCGACAAGAGGTCCTAACACACCTAATGGATATGAATCGGTCGTCGCTCAAATTTTTAATCAAAATTTAACAGGGGTTTTATATGATAATCAATATGCCTCAAATAACATTGGTGCACCTTATGTACAAAGTTTTACTTATCCAACAGACCCGAATAATACAAGATTTTGTTATACGACTAATTTACCAATTTCTGATAAAATTAATTTATTTAATGTTAAAGCAAAATATTTTAATAGTAGTACAAATAACCCGGGTGGTGGGGTAAATATAATTTCTGTTAATTTTAATCCTCAACAATCAGAGTATCATACTGATAATACTATTGTAATACTTTGTGATAAAAGTAGTATTCAAAATTTACCAGCAGGTCAATTAATTGCGTTTCAAAATCCAACATTAACCAAAGACGTCAATCTTACAGGTGGTGTTTTAAATACATATGGTAATAATGCAATTACTGGTGTAACCTCAACAGGTCAAACAAATATAACAGTTTTTTATGCTAATCCTGATGGTAGTTCAGGTAGTAATTTACAAAAAACATATTCAGTTAATATTACTGCGGACACTACAAATAATTATCATAAGTTTCCGACAGATGTAGAGTATTTCCAAGTAATAACAGGTATGACTTATAGTCAATTCAGTGGTCAGTGTAGTAATCAAATAGGTAGAGATTCTTTAAATAGTCGTTATATTAATAATCCAACACTTATGGCTATTGAGGAAACTGAAGGTCGCGTTTCTAACCGTCTTAATGAAGCCGAAAATCAAATAATTAATTGTTTAGATTTTATTGAGGATGTTCAAAATATGTGTGTTTTAATTTTAAATAGAGGTGTTGACCCTTATACCCCAAAAGTAAAAATATCATATGGTTTAGGTAGATTGTTTGGGAACACATCTTATAATAGTAAAACAGTTACAGGTCTTTACCATATGAACATACCAATTCAGGGTAAATTTTTAAATGTTAGTCATTTAAATAGTCATTTAAATAATAGTAATATTAGTACAGATTCATATTCAAGTCAAAAATTATATTTTAATTCATTTTCGTATAGACCACAAATAACTGAAGTAAGAGGTCCTGTAACAACATATGAGTTTGGTCAACCTCAGGTAAATCAAAATGGGTTGTTGGTGTCGAAATACTCAGGTTTTAGTTCCAATTTAATTAGTTACTATTCTTATATGGATAAAACCGCGATGGGGTGGAAAGCTAATTGTGGGGGTAATATAAATAATGTTACAACAATTACTACTAATGTCGCCAATACAGGCCCAACAAATGGAGTACAGACAGGGTTAAGAGTTAGTCCTCAAAATAGGTTTAGCCAGAGAGTTTATACTCTTTATATACGAACATTTTTTGGTTATGCGAACATTAATTTTATAAATGTTAGTAATCCTTACACTACAAATACGGGTAATAATCAAGGATATTTTCCAAATGAAATTATTGAGGGAGGTCCGATTATGTATAGTAATCTTGAACTTTATAATGCTTATGACGAAACAACTGGTGGTGGTAATGTTGACACCGTTTACAATGTAACAGGAAATGGTCCCTATTCTATTTCATCAAATTATTTTACAAGAATTTATGACACAACCGGTAATACTATAAACTTTACCTTAGGTAATTTAAATCCATCTATTAATCCTAAAGGTGGTTATGAAACTGTTATGAGAGGTGATAGATTGCCTACCTCAACTAATGTTGAAGAATATTGTTGTAATGGTATGGTATTACAAAAAAATACTAATTTTAAAATATTTTTAATACCTGAAGATGGTGTTTTAGTGGTATCTAGTAGTCAAGGTAGCTCCGCAAGTGCGGGTTCTGGTGACTTACAGTATACTTTCCAAGACTTAGCGGGTTCTCCGGCAATTAATAGGGTGTTTGACTCGTTTACTTGTAATGGTTCTGTTAATTTATCTTGTTATGGTTGTAATAATGGTACAATAAATATTGCTGGTTCCGATTGTCAAAGATATTTGGGTCAAACAATTTTTGAATTTGGTTGTTATAAATTTGTAACAACAATCTTTTTATCATTAGGTTATGATTGGAAACTAATGTTTGAGTGGATTGCTCGAAATTTGGTTATACTTGGTGCTTGTCGAAACGTGTTTTCACATAGATTTGTGAATAATTGGGTTAATGGGGTGTTATACGCTTTTCCATTTAAAAATCAAATTGGGGCGTATACTTCGCCGACTAGTCCAACACCAAATCAACCAATATTTGACTATTGTGATAGTGTTTTAATGTATCATAATCAAACAAGAAACTTTTATTATAGAGCAACACCTTATGACACAACAACAAATGAGTTTGAACAGATTGGAACGGGTAATATTGGGTTCCCAACAACAATAATGGATTTAGGGCCAAGAGCTGATTATTTACAAGAGTTGGTAATGTCGGATGATTATGACGGGTATATTGCTAATAGATTAGAAACGTCTTCTTTTGGTACTGTTGATGACATTCTTAATTTGTTTATAGTAAGTAGATTTGTTGGTAATGATGTTTTAGGTTTAATAGTTAAGTCTAACATTTTAGCTTATTTTTCTAATGGTCGACCAGGTAGAGGTGCTGGAGGGACTAAATTAATGATTGATGCGGATTACGCTCAATTAATTTCAATTAATTCAGAGTTAGGTGTTGCACCATTCGTGGCATCAAATTATCCGGATAGTCCTACCGGTCAAAATCCAATTTATTTTGATTGTAGTAATGTTTTAGGTATTTTCTTTTCTTCAGATACTCAATTGAGAGATTATATAACACCAAAAAGAACAATTATTAATCCTTCAGGTGTTACAAATAGTAACTGTACCTTTAATAATTTTCCGGTATACTCTCAAAGAGTTCCATTATCACAATGGGCTATTGAAGAAAATGACTCTATTTTTGGTAAACAATATAATAATTGGGATTTCACAGTTAATGGTAGTACGGTGTTCTCACATAAATATCAGTCATTAGATAGAGTAGCCCAATCTTCAAGGTATTTTAGAAATGACGTTACTCAAATAACTCAGTATTATAAAGGATATATATATGCGATTAAACCTAGTGTTAATGGTGGTTTTGAATTAAGTGCAGCGTCAGGTGATTGGCAAAGAAATCCTAGTGATGATAAGTTAGTGACTACAGGAGCACCATTTCATTTTTATTTTGGTTTAAGACGAGGAGCATCAGCATTTGATAGATTTAGAGTTAAATGGATAAACACAAATAATGTAGTAAATTAATATGGATAATATTAGAATTGTTTTAGGTTCATTAAGATACAAAACGTCAACTAATACCGATTTGTCTATACCGACACCTTTAGTTCAAAATTCAAAGAATTTACTAGAGTTTGATAGAAGTATTGATGTTAATCTTGCTCAATTATTTGATGATGAAAGACAAAAATCAACAACTTTTAGACCTGTTTGTAAATTTCAATTATTGTATGAAAATGCGTATACAGGGTCAACACGATATACCCCATTAGAAAATAATTTATATTATATTAATCAAAACGCCTCATTGTTACAACAATGTAATGTAGGTTCCGCAAATGTTAATTGGCAAGGATTTCCCCAATATCACGAATTTGATTTTGTTCGTAGTGATTATAATGTTAGTGGATACACTCAACCACCAAACAATCATATAAATTTTATATCAAGAAGTGCTTCAACGTACAATTGGAATTTTTTTGTAAGTTATCCTTATAAAAATTCTTATAATAAAGTTTTGGAATATTACGATGGACCAAACTCACAACCAGTTCAATGGACAATTTCTGATGGTATTCCATTTGTGATTCCAACCGGTAGTACGTTCATTAATGGTAATAAAGTTATAAGGTTTGTGTGTCCGGTTAAGCACGGATTATCCATTAGTGAATTTGCTAAAATTAAAATAGTTGTTAATGGAGTGGTAACTACAAATGATACATTTCAGGTGTTTGACTTAGGTGATGGTATGCCGGGAACTGATGAATATATGTTTAACATCTATGATATTGGATATCCGTCTACAAAATTTGTGTCAGGTTTAAATGGAACTTTCAAACGAATAATTAATTACGAGAATCCTAATGACACAACATCTAAGTATTATGTGTTACAACATAAATTATTAACAAATGTTAATGATGCTGTTATGGTTAATGCGGGATTTGAACAAAATATATTTGGTTCAAAAAAGAAATTTGAAAGTCCGGTTTATACTCCAAATAATAATAAAAGAGTTTCAATTAAAGAAGGGGCTCAATCATATAGTTTATCGTTTAATAAAGATATTGACGTTAATCCATTAAGAGATAACCAAAAAAGACCAATAAGTGAGTTATATATAACAACATTATGGAAAGGTTATTTTGGGTTAACATTTGGTATAAAAAATGTTAATACCGGTCAATATGTTGGGTTAAAACAGGGTTATGAGTTTAATTTACCTTTAACCTCTCTTGGTTTTCCGAGTACTTGGTGGAAATCAAATAATACAACATCTAATTTTGTTGACGAAAATAATCAACCATATTCTTTGGGGACTTATCAGACAATACCTGGTAGTGGATTAGGTCCCAATAGTCAACCAATTACTTTTACTTATATGAACTCGTTAAAAGAAGGTGATGTTGTTGATGGTGGAATTTATGAATGGAATGATTATGAGCAGAAAGAAAGAATGATTAGTGAAATTTCACATAAATTTACATTTAATCCTATTGTTTTCCCTATTGGTGGTAATCCTCAAAATTTAATGGGTTATTATTATCAACCACATAACAAAATAAAAATTAGAGATTATTCTGATTATATAGAAACCGGTAGTGTTAATAATATGGCGGATGTTCCTGATTATTCATATTTCTCAACAACCTATAATTCTTTTATATGGAGAGATTTATATAGTTACGGATTTAAAGATAATAGTGGTAATGGTGTTGATTATCCATTTTTAAACGGAAAACATTATCCATATAGTAATTTTATTTTTAGAATAATACCTGAAGGAACTAATTATATAGAAAGTAGTTTAAATAATTACGCAACTCTTTACGGGGCTGCAGAACCAACAAACGATAATTGTGAATAATAATAGTTATAAATTTACCTTACCAAAAGAGGGCGACAAATATATCAATATACCAATAGAAATTAAATGGGATTTTCTTGGTCAAGACAATGCTGTTGAAGAATATCAACAGAACGTTGTTGAAGAGGTTGTTGGTTTTCCTGGTGACTTTGAGATACTAAGATTTGCACACGCACCTTATAGTAGTGATACTAAAACTGATATTAAATATGATTTTCATTTTTTTAGTATTAATGGAGGTGTTCCGGCAAATCCTTCATCACAAGTTTTAACATCTACGGCTAATAATTGGGTGACAAGTTATATTCCGGAAGGGTTTTTAACAACTGAAATATATTATTATGTAAAACCGTTTACTAAATCATTTTTTAAATTGGATTTTTACGACACTAAAGATGCGATTAGTCAAACAAATTATTTTACGGTAATATTACCGGTACAACAAGGGTTTACTGTGACAGCAACAACAACTTCTTATCAACCACCGGTTAATATTAAAATCCCTTCATTTAAATTAGATTATGTTGGGGATAAAGAAGGTTTCTTTTTATATTGGTTGAGAAATACAAAATTCTTAGATATTAGTAAATTTTATATGACGGCAAAATTCTTTGATGCTAGATTGGGTATTTTTGTTAAAATGACCAATACACCTCAAAGCGCTATACCTGCAAAATTTAGATTTAACCCTGAAGATTATTTCTACTATGAAGTTAGATTAAATTATTCAAATAGAACATATGAGGTTTTTAATAATGTAAACAGAGTCGGGACTACGAGTTCAATAAAATGGTATGAATATATAAATCCATAATATGACAGAAAGAGATTATCGTATTAAAATATCACCTGAATTTATTAGTGGAGACATTTTTAAAGTGACTTATAACGCCGGAACTATAACTGGTACTGGAATAGTTAATAATTGTTGTATTATTCCTGCCAAGACCTTTAAAATTGATTTGACGGGGACATCTTATGTCTACTCATCAATGACTGAAGTATTATCAGGAGGAACAAACACCAAGAACCTTTCAAAGGTTACAAATAAACTTGGAACATCATTATTAACCGGATTAACGGTACCAATTTTATTAACAGAAACTGTAACGGATATTGGATATTACTCGGTATTTGATGGTATGGTATTGCAACAAGAGACAATGTTAAATTTTGTTTTTAGTGGTAATAGTGTCTCACCATATCAATGTTATTTCTATAATACATCGGATACTGAATTTAAAAAGTATTTGGAATTCTCAACATATAAGATAGATTGGGGTGACGGTTCAACAGTTCAACCTGTGACATCAACGTTACCTTTATCACACCCTTACCCTCAAGTAACAACAGGTAAAACATATAACATTGTTTTATCAGGTATGAGTCCTTGGGGAACGAACATAATTAAGAAAACAGTGTATGTACCATTTACAGGTGCTACAGTAACAAATCAAAAAGGGACCGCTTATTTCAAACCGGCAGGGGGTAATTGGTCGAATACTCTACTTTCTTACAATTATATATTCAGTGGAGATTCAAGTTGTGATACAACAACAAACGATATTTGGTTATTTAATACAGGTAATGTCCCACCATTTACGGGACAATCAATTCCTTTCTTAATAACAGGTTATACAACCTCATCATTAAGTGATTTAAAACAATATGGTTCGGTTAAATATAAACCGGGTATTCAAGTAACAGGTAATACTGGTGTAATTGGAAAATATTCAGGAACAAGTGTAGATGGGTTTGGGTTATATACGGCCTATACAATTAATGATATTGATTACTATGATTATTCAAATGGAACAACAATTTTTGTTACAAAATCTTCAGGTTTAACCTCTAATATGGTAGTTTGTGAACCAATAGTTAAAAATGATTTATTAATGAACATAATTGACGAGGCAGAAGTGCAATCCAACATATTTATAGAACGAGGGAAGAACTCAGCACTTGAAAGAGTTGAGAGATTGGGTGAGGTTGACAACGTAGGTGATTTAGTCAAATACGGGTATAAATTTTTTAATGTAAATACTAAAATATAATATGGCTACAGGAACATATGGAACAATAAGACCGGCTGATGTAAGTCCGGAAGATGTTGAGATAATTTTAAATTATACACCATCAAGAGATGAGACGGATAATTTTGTTTTAACAAAATTGGACGCATTGTCTATTTTAAGACCTTACTATAATAATGACACTACAGGTGTTAATAATGGTATTGAGATATTAGGGGGGTTATATAATTTAAAATTACCTGCAGAACAATTTAACCAAATAGGTATATATACCGTATTTATTAGACCTGCACAAATAAGAACGACTATATTAGATTGTGGTGTTTTATCTGCTCTTCCTAATGTTAAAGGGTTAATTTTTGATTTAAATCAAGTCCCATCTACTTATCGTAACAAATTTGTCAATCAAGGGTTGGTTGGATTTAGAATTGAATATTTAAATTCGGACGGGACAAAAATACCTAATTTTTTTAGAATTATTACTTCATCATTTTTTTGTGAACCTGTTGTTCAAAACTTAACAAACTCATCACAAAAAGCGATTAGATATAAATATACTGACAATAATACTAATTTATTATTCTGTACGTTAACACCATCTTCGGCACCAACAAATAAGCCAAATGCTACGCCATATATTGGTCAACCAAATCAAGGTGTAATTATTACAAATACTTTCTTTAATCCAATAACATTGGATATTGAAATTGGTGAACACGATTTCTCAACATTGGCAATTGCTCTATATGGTAATCAAACTAAATCTATTGATGACGGTATCTACACATTATATGATAATGCTAATAATATATACAAACAATACAACTTATATGAAATTAGAGACCAATTTAATGAGTTATTATATGAGGTTAGACAAGATAGAGGAAATAATATAGATTTTAGTAAAAACTTTACAAATATAACTCAATAATGGCAATAGAAAAATTTACGTGTCCACCACAGACAGCCTCCGGCGCTGGTACTTTTTCCGATAATTTAGTTGGATTCCAACTTGTTGCGGGGGGAGGTTTGACGCAAGGTAATTTTGAGTTTACAACAGGTATTACTGAAAAATCAAATAGGACTTTTACAACAGGAACATTTTCAAACCCAATAAATTTAGAGGGGTTAGGTGTTAATAGTATTGCACAATCAAAAGCTATTTTTGAAAATAATTTTAAAGTATATCCAAATTTTGATTTAACTCAGGTAACTAATTTTACTTCATATGGGTCAATGGTTAAAAGAATTTCAACATCAGTTGAAACTATTATTAGTAAATTCCCTGCGGCGTTAGAAGTTACTTTTATGGATGAGAATTATATAACCGGTACGACGGCAACAAATATTTCTTATAATCCAATCACTGATGAAACTAGTATTGAAATTAGTGTTCCAAAAATTAGAAATCCATTTGATGTCGATTTTACAGTTAACTCCACTAGAAACTTAGAATTAAGAGAAATTCAAGTTTCTCCTTTAAGAAATATGACAACTCAATTTACCAAATATTCATTATATTATAGTGGTAGTGGTTATGATGTTACGCATATTGACCCAACAACGTCTTTGACAACAGGGGTTCTTAAAATATATCTTAAAGGTAATGTGTTTCCAAGTCAAACTGAAACATATGAAGATTTAATTATTAGACCAAACGACTATCAAGTTAATAGAGTTTTTAATGAAGATTTAGATGAGGTTCAAAGATTTTTATTAAACAGAAATATAGTTCCTATTTATACGGCAACTTTTAAAGTTCCTAATGAAAATGATGATGGAACTTATTATATACAAAATAAATTAGTTACTTGGCCATTATATGGTAATTGGAATTTAGATATTTTAACAAATTCGTTTACGACTTATTTAACAACGTTAAATGAAATCAGTTTGTCTTTTGATGGTTATCAAACAAATCTTGTTTCTAGATTTTTAACAACTGATTCACTTAAAGAATTTGACACTTCTGACCAAAAAATTGAAAAAATATTACAAATTTATGGTAGAAGTTTTGATGAAACTAAGAAATTTATAAATGGTTTGGCTTATATGAATTCTGTAAATTATAATACAGGTAATGATATGCCATCACAGTTATTAAAAAATTTATCTCAAACATTAGGTTGGTCAACAAATATGTCACCAATAACTAATGATGATTTTTTATCTTCAGTTTTTGGTCAAAAAAATGTAGATAAATCTGCTTTTAGTGGTGTTGGTCAATCTCAAACACCTGATGAATTAAATTATCAATATTATAAAAATTTAGTTCTTAATTCTGCATATTTGTTTAAATCTAAAGGGACTCGAAAGTCAATCGAAACTTTAATGAGATTGATTGGTGCTCCGGACGCTTTAGTTGAGTTTAATGAATATGTTTATTTAGCGGGCCAAAAAATAAATATGTCAGATTTTGACTCACAATATGCCAACATATCAGGAGGAACTTATAGTAAAACATTACCTACGTTAGACGGTGGTTATACTTTTACTATACAAGGTAATCAATATTCAGGTTTTACAACAACATCTGTCCTTCAAGAAGCTAATGTGACTAAAAGTGATTTTCCAATTAGTGATTATGGTTTTCCTCAGTCACCGGTTAATTCTGAAACTTATTATTATCAAATGGGTAGTGGATGGTTTGAATCGACACCTAAACATAGGTCGCCGGAACAACCTGATTTAACAAAAAGTGTATTTACAGGGTCAAACCCAAATTATCAAACAAAATTAGCTCCATTCACCTATGGTCAGGAATATTTGGATGTTTATAGAAAATTTCCATTTACTGATTTAGGTTATAATTTAACATCAATTGTTGATAATAATAAAAGTTGGGTTGATACTGAAATTGGTGCAAGAAGTAATTTAGACGGAGGGTATGACGCATTATATAACGCTGATAATGAAAATTTAGTAATTAATGTTAAAAACGTTGATTTATACTTAAATCCAGCACAAGGATTAGTATATGATGTTTGGTATATGTCTAGACAATCTAACTATCCTATAGCGAATGAAGGTTTAGGTTATGTTGCTCCAACAAGATGTAATCCTGACCCTATTTCTGCATACCCACATAGAGGTGGTGTTGATTCAACAGTTATTAATCCTCAACCATTAAAACAAACATTTTTTGAATTTGCTCAAACATTTTGGAGAAATACAATTAATGTTAGAAATAGACAATACGCGACTGATGGAGGAACAAGTGGATACCCAACACTATCATCGATATATTGGAATTATTTACAGTCAGAATCTTTAGCGGGGGTCCAAAATGATAATTTCACCTACAGTACTATGATTGATTATGTTAGTGGTATGGGAGATTATTGGATTCGTTTGGTTGAACAAATGATACCGGCAAGTACTATTTGGAATACAGGTGTTAAATTAGAGAATTCAATTTTTCATAGACAAAAGTTTGTATGGAGAAGACAAAGAGGTTGTGATTTAGTACCGATTCTTTGTAAACCTTGTAAATTTATAGGTAGTATTTATCTGAACAATTGTACTGTTTGGTCAACATTGTGTGATAGATACCCTGATAAAGGATTTGATTTGGTATTGTATGATGTTGTTAATAATTCACTTAACCCTCCTCTTGGACCTACACCGGCCCTATTTAATTGTGATTTTAATTCGATTAGTAGTCAATGGTTTGTTGACATAAGGATAAATGGTGTTAATATTCCTCAATCACCATTCTTTTATGGTGCTGGTCTTTATAATACACCTAATTGTGTGTTACATAATATAACAGATAGTTATCCTTGTTTAAATGATTGGAATTACTCATTAGACCAAACGTTACAACAAATGATTTCATTAGGATATGATTATCGTTATGAAGATATGTCAGGGAATATTCTTGGGTATGAGGATAGTAATGCGGTTATGGTTAGAATATGGGATACTAACTGTTCATCAACACAAATAAGAACAACTATATCAATAAATGTTGGGGTACAATTTAGTATTACTTGTCAAAGATTTTAATAAAAATAAACTATACAATAATTTAGATAAAATAAATGTCTTGTCTTTTATCATATAACGCTAGTATAACAGGGGATTGTACTAATCTTAACTTAGGTTCATTTACCATTAATATTTTTGGTGAAGCTCCTGATTATACCATCCAATGGTTATCCCCAATCACAGGAACAACAGCCTTAGGTGCTGGCGTTAGTGCATACACTAGAACAAATTTATCTGCGAATACCTATTCATTTAACATTATTGATAGTTGTATTTCGGGTAATACTGTTCTACCTGTAAACATTTATATATCTAGTGGAACCTGTGTTTCAATATTAGATGTTAATAATACTATTTGTGATTCCAATAATGGTTCTTTAACGGCATCAACTACTAATTTTTATGGAAGTGCGGTGTTTTCGTTATATAGTGAAATTACGGGTTTAATATCAACATTTTATCCTGCAAATAATTCGTATGTTTTTGATAACCTATCAGTTGGGACTTATTATGTTATCGCTAACGATGGTGGTGGATGTACAGGAAAATCTGAGAGTGTAATAGTTAAAAGTTCCTCAAACTTAAGTTTTGGTTTATATACTGTTGATGATGCTGGATGTGGGGTTAATTCAGGAAAAATATTTATAACAGGATTAACAGGTACTGCACCTTACACTTATTTGTGGTCTAACGGAAGTACAAATGATAGTATTACAGGATTAACAGAAGGAACTTATACAGTTACCGTAACTGATAGTAATTATTGTTCAATATCGAATACTACAGTTATCTTTTCTATACCACCTGTGGGGTTAGGTGCTATTTATTTAACACAACCAACTTGTTTTACTTCAGATGGTGAAATTGAAATTATTATAACTGGAGGTACTGCACCATTTTATTATTTAGGTTCAAATGGTGTTACGGACATTACGTTTGATAGAACAGTTGTTTTTACAGGATTAGGACCGGGAGGTTTCACAATTCAAGTAGTTGATGCTGGTTTATGTACTTTTACAACAAGTACAAGTTTATTAACACCAAGAGGGATGTCAATAATTTCTGTAGACATCACAAATTCAACTTGTAATGATTCATCGGGAGTAATAGGTCCTATTGTTGTTTTTGGGGGTGTTTCTCCGTATACATTTACTTTAACTGACTCATTAGGTAATCAAAATTCAAATACTGTTTATGAATCAAGTTGGATATTTAATAATCTTTCTTCGGGAAATTATACTTTAGATATTACAGATAATGGGGCTTGTTCATTTACAAGTGCGTATACAATTAATAACGTTAATACGTTTGATTTGGGAACTTCAACCACCGGAACGACTTGTAATGGTGATAATGGTTCAGTTACTTTATTTATAACTAGTGGAGGTACTCCACCGTATATATATCAGATTGATGGACAATCTATTTATAACGTATCATTAACTTCGTATACGTTTAATAATTTAGTTAGTGGAAATTATCTTGCAATTGTTACAGATTCATTATTTTGTAAACAAACACAACCATTTACAATTGACCAATCAAATACAATTGATTTTAATTTATTAGGGGATGATTCATATAATAATGACGGTTTAATTACTGCTTATATTACAAATGGAACTCCGCCATTTACATTATATTTTAATGGGGGTACAGTTGGGACATCAGTTATGACAATACCTAATTTACCTGCAGGTGATTATTCAGTTAGAATTGTTGATAGTGCTGGTTGTTCTAAAACAAAATTAAGACCTATTAGAGGTTATACTGAATTTAGTTCTACTGGTTATTATAATGTTTGTAATGGAAAATTAAGTGATAGTATTATTATAGAATCTAATCCAAAACAATATTTTTACGAAGGATATAACGAATTAATTTCTCAAGCGTTAATAACCTCAGGTTATTATAATTGTGAATTAACTGCAGCGACATTTACTGCACAAGTAACAGTTGGGGCTTGTGTTAACTCTACAATATTTTATAATAGTACATCATTAACTGATTATCCTACAGACGGATTATGGTTTTCAACGGTTATTTCATTGATAGAATCGTGTCCTCAAATTGGACCTGGTAATGTAACTATTGACGCTTTTAATAATAGTATAACTGTTACAACAAATTGCGACCCAACATCGTTACAGAATTCAGATGTTTTAGTAGAAATGTATATAGATTATGGTATTAATTGTGTTTGTCCTAAACCAACTCCAACACCGACACCTACATATACACCAACACCTACTGTTACAATGACTAAAACTCCGACTCTAACACCAACAAGAACTGCGACACCGACACTTACGCCAAGTCCAACAGCAACTGTTGGTACGACACCTCCTGTAACACCTACTCAAACTCCAACACCGACAGTAACAAAAACACCGACACCGACAGTAACAAAAACACCAACACAAACAGTAACAAAAACACCAACAATGACAACAACACCAACGGTAACACCGACTCATACACCAACAATGACTCCATCTACAACATCAAAAACTATGTATTACGTGTATATGATTTGTGGAACTCGTCGTCCGTCTGAAACAACTGTGGTTATTCAACCGGTTCCGGCAGTTCCTGGTAATCTAATTAATGATGTTGTATTACACATACCTAGTAGAGTTTGTTGGCAATTAATGGCTATTGGTAGTAATTTACAACAATTACAAAATCAATGGTTTGGTGTAACATATCCTAATAATTACTTTACGGGTGGTGTGACATTATTCCCTAATATCCCAAGTAGAACACCTTGTGAAGATTGTAAAAAAGCTCTTGATTTTCTACCTCTTGAGGGCGCTTGTCCAACAAATTTAAGAAATTGGAGCGATTGTAAAGCGGCTGATGTTACTGGTGAGATATATGTTACAACACCAAATAATGTTACAAGTCTTGTTTATTCGTTTGGTCCTAATTTTGATGTTAACATATTTGTAGGTACTTTACCAACAAATAGTGGTGATATTATTAAAGTAATATTATATCCACCGACTAATGGTGATACAACGGTTACGTTAAATGTTTCAGGATATGTGACATATTCAGAAACAAGTAGTGGTAATATTGTGTATACTTTTAAAACTGAATGTAATAAAGAGTTTCCTAATGGATGTAGTATCGATATTTTCTCAACTTGTAAGAAAGGTATTCCATCAATGACGTTATATAGTACATCTTATACAGAAGGAGGTTTAATTCCTTCTAATTATAAAAATTTAGTACTATGTTCATCTGCAAACGATAGTCCTGAATTAGTTTGGATTTTAAATAATTTTGATACTACAAATATTTTAAGTTATGAATTACTTTGTGAAGATATTGACTCACCTGGTAGTAGTCCTGAAGGATATTTTGTTCATTGGTATGTAACAGATATTGACCCACTTCAAACAAATATCGTAGCTAATGGTGCTTGGATTAGTGCAAATATTCAACCAACAGATTGGGAAGGACCTTTCCCGGGTAGTGATGGACCTAATGGATGGAACGGGCCTTGTCCACCATCGACACATAATTATAGAATAAGAATTACTGCGACATTAATAAATGGAAATGTAATTGAAAGTAATTACTCAACATTTACATCTGTGTAATAGGTTAATAAATAAAAAACCCCTCCGTTAAGAGGGGTTTTTTATTACCATATATTTTCTTGTCTCATATGACCTAAGACACAACAATAAGCGTCTGTTTGGTCGAAGTTTTCTTTTTTGAGGGTATTGTTTCTTGTGTATTGCCAAGTTATTTGAGGTTCTTTCTTGGCTATTAAATCCCATATAATTAATTTCTTATCAATGTCTTTTGGAAGACCACCGAATAATACAAATTTACCTTTGTCATTTTCCTTGACTAATTCAGGGAAGGCAAACTTACGAGAGTTATATGTTGATATAAAGTCAGGAACTATACCTAAAACGTCGTAAATTTCTTTTGTGACTAAAGTGTTAAACCTTAATAATGTTTGTACAGTATAGACGTTATTTGAGTTTAATAAAGGTTCTTCAATGATAACTTTACTAATACCCATATCTTTATATTCTAAAAGTTTAGTTCTAAAGATTTCACCTTTAAGAAGTAATTCTTTTATTTTATTTTCTTCTTTTGGTTTTGGT